TGCAGGCACACATGTCAAGAAAGACTTTACGCTTACCTGCTATGGACCATTTGACGGCATCTACACCCTTCGCAAAAAGAGGTATATTAAACATGTCATGATGGAAAAGTAATCTTGACGACAAGTAGAAAGAAGTCACATCATGGCGCACATGTGGAACGCACAGGAAGAGGACTACCTGCGTTCACTGTCGCAGGTGTGCCAAGAACTGTCGCAAAAGTTCAAGGTTTACCACGACGTGTATTTAAAGCGACAGTTCAAGTTCCGCATACCGTCGATTGTGATATCGTCCATCACCGGCCTCGCTTCGTTTGGCACCACAAACTTTCCTGATAATTACCAAAACTTCGTGAGTATTGCCGTTGGTGCCAGTTCCATCTTCATCGCGATCCTGAACAGCATTGAGAGCTATATGAAGATTGGAGAGATCATCAGTGGAACCCTCCAGGCGTCCATCAATTTCCAAAAGCTCAAGGAACAGATTGATATTGAGCTCGCGCTGCCAATCGAAGACCGGAACTCGCAGGGCATTGTTTTCGTGCGTGAATGTTACGCCATGTACGAGAAATACTGGGATCTGTCACCACACATTCTGGCGCGCGTGCGCTTTATTAAACCCTATGGAAACATGGAAGGTGCCATGCAGGTCACGCCCACTGGGCAGCTGATTGCACCACCGGCGCCCGTATCCATGCGCCGCACAGAGTCTTTCGAAAATACCATTGAATCACCCAAAGATGCCGTATTTATCGAAATGACGCCACCTCCGAACAGTGCGCGCGTTGTGAATCTCGATCGCCGCGATCCCCCATACGAAGAGGTCGTTGTAAAAGGCGGATTTTTGTAGTTCGGTAAGGGTAGGGCATGACGAAAAATGGTCTTTATGGGATTGGTTGTTTCCAGCTGCGGGTTTTTTATTCCAGCGATGGTCGCCTTTGTGCGCAAGCAGCGAATACACGCACTTCGCGCCGGCGCGCTAGCAGTTTCAAGCATCGCGTATCATAGCACCACTCACCCTGTCGCGCACGCCATTGATGCATGTGTTGCACACGGATATGGTGCAGCTTACTGGAAGGAGAGCTTTGTGCGGTTCAGAGCGCATGGCCGTCTCTGTGATGCGATTGCCTTGGGAAATTTAACGGGCGCGGGATTGATTTATCTGGTAAAGAGCAAATTTAATAAACATGTAAACAGCCGATATTGGCATTTGGGCTTGCATGTATTTGCACAGGCGACATGGGTGTATTATATCGTCTGCACAGGATCGGGAGCAGGGAAGTCTTCGGGTTGAAGACTATCTGAAAAAGAACTGCGGTAACCGGGAATCGAACCCGGGGCCTAAGCTTGGAAGGCTTATATCCTACCACTGGACGATTACCGCGGTGTGGGGTGGGATTGGGAAGGGGGACTAAGGGAAAGGAGCCGGGGGTGCTGCTCCGTAGATAACGGAGGCCATTTCTTTATATGCTTTTTGTTTTATTGCAACTCTGCAGAAGTATATTTGGTTTCTGCAGCTAAAGACAAGTACGAATCTATAGCGTATAGAAACGAATACAAAATGGATGGCAGTTTAGATCGCGTTGTGAGACTGATGGGAGACCGACGCGTGCCTGCGAAAGCGAAATACACGGAAAACCCAACAGACATTACTGATGCGGTTTTCAAAGATGATCATGTATGGGAATCGTGGAATGAGTGGAAAATGCCGTATTGGAACGTTTACCGAATGGGAATGTCTTGTACGGTCGTAGGAAATAAGAAAATTTTCATCGGTGGTGAGCACGAAGATTACTACGACCCCAATTTTTGCATCTACAACGATGTGATTGTGCTCGAAAACAACACAATCCGCGTGTATGGATATCCGCAAAGCGTTTTCCCGCCTACGGATTTCCATCGTGTAATTCTCATAGCAGATCATATATGGATCCTAGGAAGTCTTGGGTATCAGAAGCGCCGCAAGACGTCCATACAGGTATGTCGTCTGAATATAACAACGATGCAGATGGAGCTCATGTGTGATATGGTAGGTGAAGCCCCACCCTGGATGGATTTTCATAAGAGCAACGGAAATTCTTGCACACTCCAAAGTGACGGGTGCTCCATATTGGTCACATCCGGCAAGCATGCATGGTTGTTGGATACGCGCAGATGCGAATGGCGCCGCGATCCTAAAGTAAAGAAAATCATATAAAGCTTCGTTTTGTATTGGATAATAGGGACACACGAATCCCTCGCATGTGCTCGGTTAGCTCAGTTGGTTAGAGCGAAGGTCTTATGAGCCTTAGGCCGCGGGTTCGAGTCCCGCATCGAGCATCTGCCGCCGTAACTCAGTTGGATAGAGTGCAGGCCTTCTAAGCCTGAAGTCGCGAGTTCGAGCCTCGCCGGCGGCGTTACATTGGTTATTTCTTTGATCAGCACAGATGGGAATCGTGTTGAAGTTTAAGAAAAGAAGTGGTGTCAGCAACATGGAAGACTTGCTCGTCTGCAGACTCATTCTGCGATATTTTCGCTTGGGGATGAGTCAGGAATGTTTGTCACGTTGGATGCGGAAGTTGGGATAGGGTTGTCGAAGGATTGCAACTGTTTAACAACCAGATCGAATTTCGTCTTCGTAGTCACGCCTCGAGATTGCGTCGTATTCCATGTTCGCTTTCCCGTTCGAGCAAGAAGACTTGGGTGCCCGTCAATTACAAAGCCGTCTCCACGCGTGTCCGTAGCTGGTCTGTAATACACGTACTTCGGTATGATATCTTCTGTAACACCACAATCACGTGGAAGCGAGCACTTCATAGATGATTTACGTTGGCTATCTTGGCGTGGCACAAACGGATCATGATGCGGTTTGAATGTGAATTGCTCCAGTTCCTCGCGTTCATTATCGGTCAGATGATAGAGATCTTCATTGTACGCATCTCGATCACAATACGGCGCAAGGTCGGGGTGGTTTTGCAATACCCATCGCACGAACTTCTTTGCGACCTCGATTTTAAAACGAATGCTTAGGGACGTGCTGGATGGAGACTTCCAATAAATGCTCGCATTATTTTTCTTAGCACGTTTGATCTCAACAACGACAACTGCGCCCTTGTTTTTGTAAGGCGCCTGCACCCAGAATCCTGTTGGCATTTCCAAATCGCTGCTTCGTTCAGAATATCGAGGACGTTGCTGTGCCACGAATGTGGTCGTCTGCACAGCCGATGGGCTTGACGTTTGCATTTTTGGTGCCGCATTTCCTTTGTGTTGATGAAAGGATTTCATGTTCTCCGAGCGGCTCCCTAGCGAGAGATCACATAGCCAATTGCGATAGCTTCCATCAGCGATAAGGGGCGCAGTGTCGTCGTGCATGATATCCTGTCCCTTCTCCGGACGGGCATTACCGAATGCCAGCCATACGAGCATATGCACGTAGAACTTTTTGTTAAGTGGCACGCCTTTTTCGATATATCGTATGTTATATTGTCGAACTTTGTGACCACGCAGAAGGTTCCCAATGGTAATGGAGCCACTCGGCGATTTCAAACGGCCATATTTCGAGACATTATAAATGGTCTTCCCGCCATCCAAAGTAAATGGTGCCCACTCTTCATCATTCGGCACATCAATACATATTGGTTCTTTCCGTGGGCGACAATGTGAAAGCTTTCGTGAATTCTCTGAAGCAGAAAGCCACCTCAAATTACGGATATTGTTGTTTGTATAGTCATCATCAATATGGTCAACGGTAGATGTAGAGATGTCAGGTGGATGCTCCGGATTTGAAGACGCTAGCATTATGTGCGTCATCAGGTACTTGATGGGTTTCTTATCCAAACAGAGAGTGTACGACGGATCTCTCGTGCCTGATTTTGCACAGTATGGCGTCACGATGCGCTGCGTTGCGCGATTACGGATGATGCACCCCTGAGATGTATCAAGAAAACAGATTTCATAATTGTCAGCCTTTCTGAATTCAACCTGGCGGTGTTCGTCCGACTTGGGAATGCGATGTACATAAACGTCATACCAGGTATCAAATGATGTATGCATTTTCCCTGGAAGAGTATGTCAAGTATTCCTTAAATCCTGTGCGGAATGGGTGGGTTGTGCCACACACTTTTTCTTGCGCTTCATTTACCGTCTGTGAAAGCTAGGAAAACGAGATAGCACACGTTTCGCTTTTTTGGCGCGTGGTTAAAGCTTTTTGCCGTTGAAGCGCAGACCTCGGCCAAAAAGTCTTGTGCCACAGCAAAAAAGTCTTGTGCCACAGCAAAAAGTCTTGTGCACCACACTTCTCTTTTCGCTTCATTGACGGTCTGTGAACGCTACGAAGGAAAGAACAAAAGGATAAGATGTCTGAAAATGGTCTATGTGTAGCCAAGCGCTTAGTTCGAGTAAGCACCTTGGTACCTCTAAGTTTCCCTAGAGGAGTGGACTGTATCTTAGGCCGACTCCGGTTGTCTAGACCATCATTATCGACCCACACCCGTTCAGTCTCTGACGCCCTACCATGAGCTCGACAATAGCGCTTTTAGGTAGTGAGCATGCGGATTGCCCAATCCTTCCCATTTTTACCATACCCAAGTTTCATCTTGGCCAGCTGGTTCTTTCGACGCCAGCTTTGGTAGGAAAGGCTCTAAGGGGTTTCCCGAACAACAAGGTGTGTTGCATTTGAGGAGTTGTATGTTATGGAAAAAATATTTTTCCAAAATTCCCCAAATACTAGCAGTTGGCTTCTGGGGCGAGAGCACAATGTTTTTTCCACAGAAAGAGCTCGCATCTCTGTGGACAACTGCTTTTAGGCCCTGATTACGCGTTGTGACTAATTTGCGTAGCTAAGGCCGCCCATTCCTGACATTACGCGAAGGACATTGTACGACAGAGCGAACACCTTGAGCTTGGCCGCGCTGGCAACCGACGTCGTGACGTTTAGAACGGCGGAATCGATGCGGCTCATGTTCAACGACCCACTGGGTTGGTGCGACTCCGGGGACAGCGCGAAGGAATACGCGCAAACCCCCTTGCTGCTCGGCACGTTCTCGTGGTGTTGGAAAGGTTGCACCAGGTTGAAGTACGAGCCGTGGCGCTCCGCGAATCTGTCGTGGCCGTTCAGTTGCAGCTTGGCGCTGGTGACGATGTTGGCACCGCTGGCCTCCGTCGGGTTGTTGGTGAAGTTGAAGTATTGGTTCGAGCCAAGGCTGCCTGCGCCAACCATGGCGTCCAGGTGGGCAACCCAGATCAGCTCCTTCACTGGGTGGTTGAAGTTTAGCTTCACCTTGTTGTTGGTGCCCGTAACGCTCTCGTCGCCAGTGAATTGAACTTGTTCAATGAGGTATTCGTGGCTCAGCTGAGCGAATCTGCGTCTTTCGTCGGTGTCTAAATAAATGTAATCAACCCACAGCGAAGTGCGATCCAGCGAGTTAACGCCGGTGGCGCTGCTGTCCGTGACCAGCTCGGCCTTGTCGCGGAAGACCATGTTGATCTTGACCTCGTGGTATTGGAGGGCAATCAGGGGTAGCGCTAGACCCGGGTTGCGGCAGAACCAGAACTCTAGAGGAACGTATAGAGTCGTGGCTGCCGAGTTGGCAGCCAGGCTGGCACCAACCATGGTGTCGTAGCCGGCGCGCTTGCCTTGGGGCAGCGACAGATCGTTCCAGATGTAAAGCCACTCCGAGTACGCTTTATCGATTCTCTGGCCTCCGATCTCAATCTCCACCTCCTTGATCAGCGCTAGACCGACATAAGGCACCCATTGCTTGCCACCGGAAACCGCCGGCAGGGTGGTTTGTAGGTACATGCGGTGGATCAGATCACCGTTGCGGGAGATCTGGCACGTCACACGCTTGCCGAAATCGGCAGTGCCGTTGAACGTTTGCTCAATGGCTTCTTGAGAGAAGTTGGTCTCTTCTACCTCTTGGTTTCCCAAAAGGGATGGATCGTACCTTAAGAATACTCCGAGTGTCTTGCTCTTCATCGTATCCCGACACCTTTGCGATCTCTGAAGCCGTACCATAAACATCGACGTTGCGTTCGTAGGTACTGACCTGCGGATTGCCCAATCTTTCTTACTGTTCCCGTACCCAAGTGTTTACTCTTGGCCAGGTCATCCTTTCGGCATGACCCTTGGGGAAGAAAGCTCTAAGGGGTTTCCCGCATCCAGGTGTCTTGCAGTCCGCGGCGCGCCGCAATGATGCGCGAGGCGAAACTACTAGCTACTGACATTGCTTTTGCAGCGCTGGGAGTCAAAACGGGTTTTCCACAAGAAGTGCCCAGATTCTTGTGGCGTGTAACTTTTCTCCACTACCAGTTAATGGCGTCTGTAAACCACCTTGAAGAAGGTGATTTGAGGGTTTCCGGTCAGGTACACGTCCTGCAGGAAAAATCAATATGGTTTCCCATATTGCTTGACTATATCTTAAGACTTCTCCGAATGCTGATCCATTCATCCTTGAAGCCCGATCACCGTCTAGTCGATGAACTGCAAACCTATGCGCTGTCAGATGAAATGCAAACATAGGTTCTTGGCTGCCGATTGCCCATTTCATGGATTTTCATCCAATCATTCATCCGGTTTTTACTCTCTCTCAGTTCATTACTCTGAGCCGCCAAGTGTATTGCTACCTTGGGTTAGTACGGATGACTTTAGGGGGTTCCGGCAATTTGATGATCTTGCGGTCCGGCTGCCAAGCAACCAAAACCACTAGCAGGTTATATCGGATAGATGGCGGGAAATCTATCCCCTGAAATTTACACAGGTTTCCCCATCATGGTAATTTCAGGAACCATGATGGCTGCCCACTGTTGAAGCCCATGACGTGTAAGGGGGCGTAGTACCCCCTTGACCGAACCCTTAAGCTCCGTAAGCAACGAGTTGTAGTAGTCCTCCGCCCATCTGATTGTTTGATAACTTATACAGAGAAAATATTTTTGCGCGCAAGATTTTGGACGCACCCACTTAAGCAGATGCATTTCACCGACATTTAGACGTTATGTTTAAAGAGAAAAGCTCCAAGAAAAGATTGCCGTTGACCGAAAGCCACAAGGAACTCACATTGGACGCACGGCATCAGCGTACGCTTGATGAAATTGCTGAGAAGCGCGCACGAATATCTACTCTGCGTGCGGAATATGCCGTGTTTGCCAACACACTTGAAAACCTTCAGGTAAGGATTCAGGATTTGGTCGATCGACAGGTTGCGTGGGATGATGTGGAATACGAGACGGTGTGGTCGAGTAATCTGTTATGCAAGGATCGCATCCGTTATTTAGAGCGCGAAATCAACCGCCTCGAATCGGGTGAGGACGAAATCACTTATTTTGAAAATACTGCCGCCATTCTGTTCTCGTATTATGACCTTCTCCAACTGCAAGGCACGAGCGAACACGCATCGGTGGCACCCATCAACATTGAGAAGCCGATGGTGCGCGGGCGGAAGAAGCACCTGCCGCCCCAGAACAAGAGTATTTTGGAAGCATTCAACCTGATCGCCACGCCAGCGAATGAAGCGCCGGGAGCTGCGCCCGAGTCCCAACCCTCCTGTGCGACAGGCGGCGCCACAGCCGAATGCGGCGGTTTATCAGGAGGCGCGAGCACGTGTGCGGGCGATAAGCGCGCACTGGTCGAGAAATACATGGCGCTAACGGATCCTACGTTCATTCAATTTGCTGGGGACGACGCAGCGGCAAGTAACTGTCCGAAATGCGATACGCCACTCTTGTGCATGCTTCAAGACGGCATCATGGTATGTGCTGCATGTGGGTATCAAGAGCTCATGTTGGTGGAGCAGAACAAACCGACCCAGCGCCAGCCGATGAAAGAGGCCTCACACTTTTCATACAAGCGAATCAATCATTTCCAGGAGTGGTTGTCGCAAATCCAAGGGAAAGAAAGTACCGATATTCCGCAAGAAATATTCGAGAGAATCGTGAGCGAGATCCAGAAGGAAAAGATTTACGATACATCCAAAATCACGTACAGCAAAATGCGCGAGATTCTGAAAAAGCTCAAACTCAACAAGTTTTATGAGCATGGCCCCTACATCATCAGCCGCATCAATGGGATGCCGCCGCCAAATTTTACACCCGACCTGGAGGACAAACTGCGCTCGATGTTCAAAGAAATCCAAGCGCCGTTCCTGAAACACTGTCCGAAAGACCGCAAGAACTTCCTGTCGTATAGTTACGTGTTGTACAAGTTCTTTCAGCTGCTGGAGCGTGACGAGTATTTAAAGCATTTCCCTTTGCTGAAAAGCCGAGAAAAATTACATTTGCAAGACCAGATCTGGAAGAATATCTGCGAAGAACTTCATTGGCAGTTTATTCAGTCCATTTAGGTTGTGGCCTAGGCGACGGGGAAGCCGACCAGGTTGAAGCCGAGGCCTAGACCGGCACCTTGGCGCACCGATCCACCGATGCTGGGCGCGAGGACGTCCAGAATGGCAAACATGCAGGCCGCCACCAGGGCAATGACAACCGCCTCCTGCCACTTCAGGGGGTTGGACGGCAGGATCGCGGCCACGATGCCGACGGCGGCACCTTCCATCACGTACTTGGCCAGGCGCATGGCAATCTCTTGAAAGTCAAAGGTGTAGTTCATTTGCTTTTGTTAATTTATGACGAGAAAAAAGATAAGTGATTTAAGACGCTGGATACATAAACTACTCATAACATGTCGACCCCGCTCGTTCCGACGAAGGAGGTAGATTATCTCGACGAAGACAAACCGATTCGTGGCCAAAACTACGTCTGTCTCTCTTTCATCTCGCCTGAGCAGCTTCTGAAGGACAAGGATGTGTATGCGATGAACCGCTTCCTAGGCCAATTTTCTAAGGACGTCAAGGCGCTATTCGAAGGAATGAAGCAACGCTTCCCAGAAGCCGCCGGAAATATTGAGCAGGTCATGGAAGTCCACAAGTACGTCTTTGACGAGGCCGAACTCCAAGAACAGTACAAGTTCTATCGCGGCCTGCATGCCGCCGATATTGACCGCGAATTCTCCGCTGAGAATGACTTCCAGACGTGCGTCCGCGGCATCAAGGTGCGCGGTGTATTTGATACACTCAAGGAGGCGCAGGTGCGCGCCGAAGTGCTCAAGCGCCAAGGCGACAAGTTTGACATCTTTATTGGTCAGGTGGGTTGCTGGTGCCCGTGGTCGCCGAGTCCGGAAATGCTTGACAACCAGGAATACGCGGACACAGCGCTCAATACGCTCATGAAGAAGTACAAGGACAACATGACCATTCGCGATGAGGTGTATGAGCAGCGAAAACAAGAAAAGATGCGTAAGGCCATGACGGAGGACGAAGATCCGTGGATGGCAAAGCGCGCGCAAGAGAGCGCGGGCGCGGGCACCAGCGCTGACGCCGAAACTAGCGCAACTAGCGCAACTGGCGAATCACAATAAACAAAAGCCCGCGAGCGTGATTTATTTTTTTGTTCAAACCATTTCCCCAAATATGTTATGATATGAATAGAGAAGCGGTATGAAAGCGATCGCGGTGTTCTTCCTTTTCGTCGGTAGCATTCTTGTTGTGCAGGGGTACTACAGCAAGAAAGCGGCTGCAAC